AAGCACATACCAAAGCGGTTTGCATTGCTTTTCTTTAATTTTCTCGCTGCAAAAGTATCCGGCCCAAGCTTTAGGCGCATCGGGTTTGCTTTGATTCCATCGCATTGATCCATGTGAGCAACCCGGCACAGTCTCAGCTGTCCAAGCTGTGTCTTTGACTTCTTCGGCTTCTTCTCTGGTCTGATAGCTTGGCACATCTCCAAATTTTGTTGCCCAATAGTCATAATCCATTGCCTTTGGTGATTTGCCATTCACCTGTGTCATAACCTCTTGTGTGGCCTTTTCCGTGCCACCCATGACCAAAGCCATCACGCGCATCAAAGCTGAGGTGCAAGTATCTTCAACCATCCAACGCCTCATTTTTTCGCTGTAAGCTGCAAGAAAACCATGTGCATAATCAATGCCAGCCGGATCAATTTCTGTTTGATTGCGCCATGCTTTGGCTTGAACCAGCACATAGCCTTTTTCGGCATTAAATTCGACAATGTGCGTTTCGAGCCGGCCTTGCGGATATGTGGCAATCCAGCGATCTGTGCGCTCTTTGTTGCCTTCGTAGTTATCCATAAACGCCATTAGCGCACCGCCTGACCTGATGCATGGCGGCCCACGGCTTTGCCTCGCTGATAGCCATCTTTGTGGCCTTCTTTGTATCCAATCGCATAGCTGCAAATAGCCCACAAAATGCAAGCCAGCACCATAAATATAAACACACCAATTTCACCTGATGTCATTTTTTGCTCCCGTTTCTGGGAGCCGTGTCTCAGCTCCCAAATACAGAGTGACAGGCACAGCCGACATTTTCAAGAATCACGCTCAAATCATGGCGTGTCGTTACCGCTTAAACGCCGTTCAATAGTTTTTTCATATTCTGATTTTGGTTTGTCTTTGAGGCCATTTGATGCCAACACACCACCCAATGAACCGGTAAGAAAGATTGCCAAAGTCTTTAGCAAATCAATGAAAGCTGCATCATTAGGAGATTGGTTGCCAATGGGTTGAGTCACAAAAATCAAAGCGTAAGTAATGCCTAAAGTAACAACGAAAAACACAATGGCCAAAACCGAGCCAATTAGAAACATAAGCCGCGCTTTGATATCCTCTTGGCTCAATCGTTCTTTATTTTTGGAGGCCATCACCAATCACATCCTCGGTGCAGGTGCCAGTTACTTGGCATTGTGGTTTTTGACATTCCGGGTTTTCCCAATTCTCAAATTCTTGGCATGGATACCTGACCCATCCATCATAACCACACCCGGCAAGGCTTAGCGATAAACCTAAAGCTAAACCTGCCGCGCGTAGCTTCAAAATCACTTTCCAGTTGATCCAAATGCTTTGTCAGCTGGATTGAGCCAGCGCAAAATGACGGGCACAACAGCTGCCACTCCACCCATTGCTATTTGCTTCCAATCTCCACCAGCCATATAAACGGCCAATGCAGCTGCGATATATGAGCGAGCCCATGATGCGGCAATTGCTTTTGCTTTATCCATTATTTTTCTCCTTTTGGTCGGTCGGGCAAATCACCCGAAAACGCGCCATAAGTTGGTCGGCCGTAACCGACAACAAATGACCTTGCTCCCAAAGTTCTTGATTTCACCATAACTTCGCCGCCATTGCGTTGATCCCCACCAGAGCTGGTGTTGCCTTCAATGGTTACAATCTGTTTCTCTGATGCCCGGATAACTAAACCAATGTGATTGATTGTCACTTTGTCATCAATAACAAAATCAAAAAACACAAAATCACCAATCTTTGGTGTTTCGTGCCATTGCTTATTTTTCTTAAATGCCTCAGCTCCAGCTTTGGTACTGACCACATTTGGCACTTTCACACCAGCTTGATCCGCGCACCAATTGAGAAATGACCCACACCATGGCAGCTTGTCGGCTTTCATGTGCTTGCCATACTTTGTCTCGTTGTTTCCAGTCTCAGCTGTGCCGACTTCGGCAAGCGCAACCTGAATCAAACGAGGCAATGTGCCTTGTGGAAATGTCACAATCCGAGTGCCGTCTTAATATCTGCCACAGAAATGCCAACACTTGCCAATTTATCATTAAGCGTTGGCTCTATATCGATTCCGATATGTGAATCCACCACAGCTTTAGCTTTAGCTTCATCTTTGGCTTCAATGTCTAGAAATAATGACCCATTTTCTACTGTTGCATATTCAGTAATTGCAACACCAGCAGCCTTCAATTCATCAAGTAATTGTGCGCCGTTAAGTTTATTTGGCAAGTTAAATTGAATCATAATTATGCTCCTAAAAATTGGACTTGGAAAAATGAAGAACCAGCACCCAAAGAGTTTTGACCTTTAACAGTCTGAGATGAGCCTGAACTCTGAAACATATTTATTTGCAGATAGTCTGCAACTGCTAAGTCAGCAATAAAATACACATTGGCAGAAGTTAAATCGGGTGCATTCCAGCGCAAAAATGATACTGCAATTGGATTGCCGTTCTTAAATATAGAAACCCGGCTATCGTTATTCCACGCACTTGTTGAAATATTGGCTGCAATTAGATATTTGCCACCATAACTTGATGGAATTGTAATGCGTGAGTTATTTGTGGAGTTATCGTGGAAAGTATTTGTGTCAAAATACTCTTGGTCAAAAGCTACAAGAAGATTTGTTGCATTTGCCAAAGTTTGGTCTGCGCCGAACTTGAGTGAGCAACCTACGAATGCAGGTGTGCCTGATGCTGGTGTTGCCCATTTTACTTTATACGGGCTAACTGTTGTATCAGCTGTCAAGACTTGATTAGTTGTGCCAATTGGCAAATTATCATAAGTGCCAGAACCTGTACCAACAACAATGTCACCTGATGCCGTGATTGTCGTAGCCATGTCATTTGTGATTGTGACGGCGCCTGATGTGCCACCGCCTGAAATACCTGTGCCGGCTGTTACGGCTGTAATGTCACCTTGATCATTTGCTATCCAGACAAAATCCATGTCTGTGTTTGAATTCTTGGCCAAAATTTGCCCAGATGTACCGCCGAGTAAATCGGCCATTGATGTTGCAACAGCTTGCCCAAAGACTTCAAAGTCAGCGGGCAAATCCGTGACCAAATCCGTTGCCGTAGGCATTTGCCACGAAAACGGGGTTGTTGGATTACTCATTGTTTCTCCTTACGCTACGACTAACGCATCAGCCCAATTTAGGCTTCCGCTAATTGTGTTCCATTGTTCTGCAATTGCGACATCCTGCCATTGCATGGCTTGCAATGAAAATGCCAATGGCGAAAGTATTGCGGTTACCGACACCGAATTGTAGGAGGCACGCCATGACCAACCTTCAACAAATCCAAGATAGGTGCCGGAGGCCATGTTGAGCGGCAAATCTGTAATGCGCAATGGCAAGCCCATAAAAATGCCAATTAAGGCATCTCGGTCAGCATCATTAATTTCAGAGTTTGTTAGCTCAAAAGTGATTTGATTAAAATTGGCCTGTGGATAGGCTCTGAGAGTGAGATAGAACGCCGCCTGATCCTCAGCATCGTTTTGATGTTTGACTGTTGTTGTGATGATTTGAGCTAATTTGCCATAAGCCAAAATGGAATCTGCATCGCTGTCTGTCACTTCTGAGTTTGAATTTGTGCCATATTTGAGCACAATCTCGTTTCGAATATCACCAGCTCTAGTTTGCACAAATAATGAATTCGCGAGTGCCTGAGCTGCTGACACATCGGTATAGCCGTTGGTAGCCAAATAAATTGAGCGATGGTCTGCCGAGGCATAAGATATTCGGCCTTGAGCATCTTCGTAGATGTAGCCCAATCCTGATGTTGCCAGAGCTGACACCAAAGAATAAACATCAATGGTTGATGATGATCTTTGTGCCAATTCATAGCTGCCGGGTGTGTCAATTTCGCCCAAGCCTGTGTTTTCTGCATCCTGCCATTGGGTTGTTGGATCATAGGTAGCCCATGTCAAAGCTGCTGGCACTTCATTCCATGAATTGACCAACAAATCGGTGAGGATGGTCAGAATCTGATCCCCATCAAAATCCTGTGTCAATACGCCATCGGTTAAGGCTTTTGGCAATCTGGCCAAAGCTCCCACAGCTGTGATTCTGACAGATTGGTTTATGCCGACCACACCCGATGCAGCTATGCCAATACCTAAATCAACGACTGTGCCTCCAAAGATTGGCACAAATGTAGCTGTAGAATCTTGCAATTCAATAGTGACAGAATCATTGATTTCAATGTCAATGTTGGATTGATCTAAATTGATTAACTCAAGGCTTACATATCCCGCATTTGCCTGTTCATAAATGTTGGTACGACCTGATGTGGTCGAAAGGTTGGCTAACACATAATTTGTGTATTGAATACCTGCAATTTTAACGCGCCAAACAGGATTAAAAATTGTCATAAATAGACCAAATTGCTTGCACCATTTGTGCCTCTAAAAGTGGAATTGTTCAAAGCATTTGCTGTTGCCCGACTAAATGCCTCCTCATCAATAATTGATGGCGCATTTACATTGATTGTGATGCCACCTTGCGCGGCTAATCGTGCAGCGTTTTGAGAATCGGTGAAACCGCCGCTTCCTTGGGCTGCCAATCGAGCTGCATTCTGTGAATCTGTAAATGCACCAGCAATCGCTTTTGTTGCTACGGCAGCCTTTGTGACTGTTGATGCGGCTTCATTAAGAATTGTGTTGGCGTTTGTGCCACCGGTTATTCCACCTGTTGTTCCACCCGCTGTGATTCCACCACCAGTCGTGCCACCTCCGGTTGTTCGACCGCCTGAAATTGCGCCCGGTGCGCCTGATGTCGCAAAACCTGATGTTCCAATTTTAGAAATCGGACTTATATCTGCACCCGGTTTGACAATATTAGCAGCACGAATTGCAATGTTAGCAAGATCAATTGCGGTGTTAATCAATCCTTTTAATGCTCCAACAACATTTGCAAAAACATTGAGAACAACGCTTGCAATGTCTCCTATTAGGCTGAAAGCCTTACCAATAACAGTTCCAATGATAGGTGCGGCAGCTTTAATGACATCAAAAAATGCCTTAAATTCGTCTTTGTTTTCAATAACAGTTGCCTTAATTTTGTCAAAAGCCGATTTAAATCCTTCAAAAATAGGTTGGACAAAGCCTTTTATCCCATCGGCCAAAGTGTGCAATGTGCCGCTCATACCACCGGCGTTTGATCCAAAAGCATCAGCGACTTGTTGCACGATAGGAATGACTTTCTCTGAAAACAAAGTTGCCAATTCTAAAACAATCGGCAAAAGTGCCTCACCAATAGTTACTTTGGCGTTTTCCAATTGAGCTGTGAGTATGCGTGTCTTGTTGGCTAGGCCATCGCTTGTGCGCTCAAAATCGCCTTGTGCAGCTGATGTTTGCTTATAGATAAGAGCTTGAGCTGCCAAAACCTTTTGCTGTGGTGTTAATGCATTTTTGGTCGTGCTGACAATTCCCAATTCCAAAGCGGCTTGGCGCAATGAGGCATCATCAAGCAAAACGCCATACGCACGCAATGGTTCCGCTTCACCGCGTAATGCTGACCCAATTGCATTAATTGCTTGCTCGGGTGATGTGTTGTTGAATGATGCAAGATCGGAAGCCAATTTGACAAAGCCGGTTGAAAACCCAGATAAATCCTTGCCGCTAAGTCCGGCAGCCCGACCAAATGTGGCAAATGTTGCAGCTGCATCCAATGCCTGTTGCTTTGTCTGACCTAATGAAGATGCCGCGCTATCTGCAAAATCTTCAATGTCTTTTGCTGTGTCACCAAATAAAACATTAACCTTTGAAATGGTTTCGCTTAAATCGCTGGCAGCTTTAACCGCATCCACGCCAATTTTGATTGCCATTGCTCCAGCGGCGGCTGCAACAGCGGCAAATGCCAGAGCAGCTTTTTTGCTGAAATCTCCAACCTTAGTGCCAAATGAATCAACCTCGGTTGTTGCGCCTTTAACGCCTTTTTTTAATGAATCTAAATCAGCATCAAAGGTTACTGTGACTTTTGGAATTTTTGCCATTAATCGAGTCCGTTCGCTCTGATAAGTGTTTGAACCATTGCAATGTATTCCTTAGCAACAACCGGCGTGTAAAAATCAACAGCTGGTGTTATCCAATAACCACTCGGATTTGCGGGAGCCTTAAATCTGTTTGTGTATTTGCGACCCGCTCTATCAATGCCGGGATGAGAGCCATATTCTGATCCCCATAACAGCGTTCCAGCGGCAGCTTGTGATTGATTTGTGCGTTTGCCGCCTTTACCTGTTTTCCCGCCGTACTTGCGGCCAACCTTCTTTGTGCCACCAATATCAACACGAATTAGCCGGTCGCGTGGTGTAGTAATTGAGTCCATAACCAATTTTGCTTGTGGTGTTGGAGATACGAGCCCAAATTGCATCAGTTGCCCGGCAAGCCTTTTTGACATTGTTTGCGCTTCGGTTCGGACTTGATCCTGGACTTCTTTTGGCAATGCAGACAAAAGCCTGAATAGATTTTTTAATTCTAAAGGCTCGACAGTAAATGAGAAAGTGCCGGTGTCTCTGGATGATTTAGTTGCCATTGCGCCTCCTCAAAATGTCATACACGGTCAAAACATCTTCCGCTGTTTGAAACTCTGATCTTGACAATCCGGTGGTGATGGCCAATTCCCAAATAATCCGGTTTATTGTTCCCGGCTCGTAACTTTTGGGTGTTCGGTTTCTCCCATGCTGATGTCAGTAACAGTTTCGCACCACACCTCAAATGGTTTGACAGTTTTACCGGCTGCCTCGCGCTTCATTGAGTGATACGCCAAAAACATTAAATCAGCAATTCCCAATTTCTCGGCTATTTGCTGAATTGTGTTTCCAGTTTTTTGTTCCCATTTCATGAATTCCGGCGGAAGCGCGGTGTAAGTCGCGCTGTCCCCCGTAACGAATTCAATTGTGATTGGTAGTTTCATGCTCCCGATTTCCTTTCTAGAGTGTAGGTGTTGTCACACAGGTAAATGCTAGTGAGACAGTTTGCGCATCTGGTGCTGTTCCACCGGCTGATGGGAATACAGGCTGAACATCAAAATTGAAAACCGATCCTGATGCAGCTGTAAAAACAACGCTCAATGGTGTATTTGGCGCGGTGTCTGCCGCTGTCCATAGCGCGTTGCATAGTGATCCACCTGCTGGCCAGTCGGCAAGCATTTCAACGGCAAACGATCCTTGCGAATCTGTCGTGAAATACGCCTTGCCATCAAGTGTTTGATATGTATTGATTGTTGAATCAATAGTCAAGATTGCGGATGTGGCCTGTGCATCGTAGTTATCACCAGCAATGGTGAAAGTGATGTCTCTGCCGGTGACGATTGTTGTTGGCATGATTTCTCCTTAGTTGGTGTAATAGGTGCTGACTTGTAAATCGGCTATCAGGTATTTACCTGCACCGACTTCCAATGATTGTGGTTGATTCACATCGCCGACTTCATAGCCTGATGGCATTGTGCTGATGATGTCAATCATCAATTGTTCCAGATTGTCCAAAGCTGCCGCATTGTTCATATAAGCAACAACACCTGTGACAGTCAAATTAATTTTGACTTTTGTTGTTGCGCCATTAATTAAAACGCTTTCCAAATATGGTGATCCAGGTACTAAAACAATGCTTGGACTTGTCATTGTCTCTGGAATGCCATTATAGACATTGGCCGCAATTGTTGAAAGTGTTGTTTGCAATGGCGTTCTGATGTCAGCTTCAATTGTCATTGGCACATTGCCTCGACATCCAAAAATGGCCCGAGTAGCCCAACGACTCTATTTGTAAGGCTTCGGCCTAAAATAAATGGTTGCGGCTGGAATGTGTCTGACATGATTTGATTGCCGGGAGCTGTAATGCTCTGGAAAATTTCAACCGATACAACCAAAATGGCGTTTTCAATGGGAGGTGTGTTTGCGTACAGCTGTGCCGCTGATGATCCGCTCAATGTTGCTGTTGCCGCTGGAATAAATGGCAACGGGTATGTCCGGTCAGCGGCAGCTGTTGCAGCTGTAAATGTGTAAGGCTCAATCCGATCATCGGTGACTGTGTAGGTCGCGTTGTATGTTCCGGCCCCGGTTACAACAACAGATTGCCCCGGCACAAAGTAATTTGGCCGCATTGTGGTGAAATAAATGACGGAATCACTTACATTGGCAAATGTCACCGATGATTGGTATTGCGTGAGTAAAGGCAAAATCGTTTGTTCAGCGGAATCTATAAAAGAATCCAATTGTGCATCACTATACAAGGAAACCGAGACACCAAGAATTGACCTCAGCTGTGAGGCTGTGACTATTGCTGGCATCTCGGTTCCTTTCGTATCAGTAGCGTTCGGGAGCGACCGCTACCGATGATTGATTGTTATTTATGGGAGGTTATTAAATTGCGCACCATTTGGCACCTTTGGAGCAAGTGCGCCATAGCCGTAATACAGGATGTCAATTGTTCCATCGCTGTTGATGTTGGTGCGTAGCGTAAAGCGTGGAGATTCATACCATGTGTATGAATCTGGATTCACAACTACCATTGAAGAATCGCCATCAGCTGTTGTTGTACCAGCGTTACCAAATGAGCGTGAAACATACAGGTTAAGGCCCGGTGAAACTACACCGCGCAATGAATCACCGCGTACATTTCCAGCTGCGTTTGAAGGCTGTGCTGCATTGTAAAGAGGTGCGCCATTGTCGTTGTATCCCATGATGTTTCCCCATTGTGTTGGTGAAACGATCAATGAGCGAGCAAATCCAAGTGATGCTCCATAAACAGCTGCTGCTGCTTTAGATGTGTATCCAAGGAATCCGGTTGCTGAATTTGCTGTTTGAGCTGTTGTGGTAGTAACTGCAGCCTGCATTGCGGCGAGTGCAAACTCATCTGTTTCTTTTGCATACGCAAATTCAAGATTTTGAAGGAGCGCTGTTAGATATTCTGGACGGCTGCGGTCAATAAGTTCCACAGTTGAAATTGCGCGACCTTTAAATGGCTTAACTGATACTGAAAGAAATGTTGCTGATAGTGATGATTCTGTAACTGCTTGGTTTTCATCAATTTGATCAACGCTTGGCACAGCGGTTACACGAGGCAATTCAAATGTCATGCCTTCTGCAACTAAAGTTTCGCGGCTGATGCCATCGATGCAACCGCGATCAGCGTTTGCAAGTGCATTGATAACCTGTGTGCTTTGTGGTGTTGGAATCATGCCGGGTGCTGTTGATGTTGTGTTATCAGCTGCCTTTACATATTGGCGTGAATCTTCATCATGCAAAATGCTTGCGCGTAGATAGTGCTCAAGGTATGAAACCTTATTCACAATTGGTGATCGTGGAGCTGTGTAATAGGCAGGTCGTGATGCCTGGACAGCTTCTGCTGGAGCCTCTACCGGTTCAACGGCAGGAGCGGTATTTTCGGTAGTGTTATCCACTTTGTCTCCTTCATTTGGGTTTGTGTTATCTGATACTTCTTGAGTTTCAGAATCTTCTGATGCTGCTACCTCTGAAACGCGTGCAGATCGCACGGCTGGTTCGGTAACAAGCGCAACAGCTGTGAGCTGTCCATTCAACACTTTCATAGTTCCATCTTTTTGCATTTCAAAATTATCAACGGCCAATTCAATACTGAATCCATCGCGTAAGCCTTCCATTGCCTCTGTGAGCGCATCGGTGCCGGCTGTGGTGTTAGCAATCTTGAAAGTCGCTGTCATTTCTTTATCATTCACACTCATGGCAATGCTCTTGCCAATTCTGCGTGTGTTGTCATGTTCTAAATTTAGAAAGACATCATTTGGCATGATTGATCCACGGGCAAAAACAACCTTGCCGGTTGATGCATTTGCGTGCTCATTGAAAGCAACAATGCGCCCGGTGATTGTGCGTGAATCTGAATCAGCTGCCGTGATGTGCATTGGTGTTGTTAGCTTCATGAGATCATATCCTCCATTTGTCTAATTTCATCGGTAGTGATTGCTCCGATGTCGAACAAAATCTTGTAAATCTCTGCGCGCTCTTTTTCTGATCCGCGAAGATATGCCTTCAAATCAAATTCCACGCGCTGTGTTGATGGCGTAAAATCTGGCATTGAAAGCCGGCTGGTCAAGCTGTTCATCAACGGAAGCAGCGAGAAATCCAAAAGAGTTTGACGCGCCGTCTGGGCGTTTTGATAGGTCATGGATGATCCAGTCGGCGCATCAATAAAGTAAGCCGGAATACCTACGGCTCTGGCTAGTTCGGTTGCAATTATTTCTCGGGCTGCATTTAGGCCAATTTGCTCTGGTGTAAAACCAACAGTCTCCATTGTGATGTCAGCATTAAGAAAAGCTGTGCCGCGATTTCTACGAGCCGCGCCCCATGCATCAAGCAATTTTGCAATGCGATCAGCTGGCAATGCTGTGCCGTTTGATTTCAAAACCATTGATGGTACAGGTTCGCGTGCATACATTGCAGCTGCTCGCTCAAGTTCTGCACCGGCACGAATTGTCCGACCGGCTCGATTTAATAAACCTTCATCATTGCCGTAAAACACAACAAGTGAGCCAACGCCTCTTTCCGGTACTTGCTTGCCATCAACTGTGTAATAAAGAATTGATGTGCCATTCGAATCTAAAAATGTGCCAACGCGATTAGGAGCTACGCGCCACATTTCGCGCACTCTGAATGTGTCGGCAAAAAGCGACTGAACTTGAAAATAAGAGAATCCTGTAAAAAGTAAATCTTCGCACGCCCATACCCACGATACCGAGCCCGGCACTCTACGATCAGGTTCATCAATAACAATTGGCTGGTCAATAACTTGGCCTGTGTCTTTATCGCGTGTAATTAATGGAATTGTTGCAATTGAATTGCAAATCATATTTCTTGCGCGTGCAATTGCCGGAACGCTCATTGCTTCTTCACGGCTTGCAAGATAATCCGCGCCGCCAAATGGATAAAACGCATCAAGCGTTGGAGCTGGCCCAATTTGTGCAGCTACATCAGCACCGCGCATTGGCGCGACTGTTTCAATGGTGCGTTTGCGGTCAAATAATCCCATGCACCCATTTTCTCAAAATGTCAAGCATCAACCCACTAAAATGTCTATTTCTGTTTCTGGGCGTGTCGCAAAATGCGTGCATAATGCAGCGGCCACGGCAGCGGCCACGGCGGTTCCGCTGGCACGCCTTCCAATGACCCAACCGCCATCGCCTTTACGCAATCGCACAGCTGAAAGCATTTGCTCTGTCAGCGTTGATTGGTTTCGATGTTTCAAGCGGCCAGAATTGATTGCGCCCAACAATTCATCACATGCTTGCGGGTAAGCCGAATCCATGTCGTGGATTGGAATACCAGCTGGAACCATACGCGCCGCAATGGCCCCGGTCGTGCGGCGTGAGTAAAGCAAATACTCAATGGGATATTTGCGGCAATAAGCCGCTGCATCGTTTGCAATTGCCCGATCATCAAGCTGTATCGTGTTTTCCCATGTGTGGAGCAGCTTTATCACAAAGCTCTCTGATCCAAGCTTTTGGGCTCCCACTAAAGCTGCATTTCTACGATCCGGTGAAATATCAATCGCCATCCATGTCAGCTTGTCAATGTCAAGGTCAATTGTTTCATCGCCGCAAGCTTGCCATTCTTTGGCCCCAATAACGCTTGAGATTGTTTGCACCCAACGATTCAAAACTTCGGTTTGCACAACATCGGCAGGATCATTGAAAACGGCTCGGATATTGTCGGGATGAATTGTTATGTTGAGGCCGGGATTGGCAAAAGCTGCATTTTCTAATGAAATTTCATCGGTAGGAGCTGACCACTCAAAATATCCCACATCATCGCTGGCCCCACTAGCTGCCGCCAACCCACGCTCTCTCAGCTGATTAAGCACAATGCTGTGCGAATCACCGGCCGTGGAAAAGCAATTGACCTGTGGATTTTTGGCAGCCATTAATGTGTATCGCATTGCAGCAAATGTCTCCATGTCGTGCAGCTCTCGGATTTCATCCATGTGGATTGATTCGGGTTTGCTCAATCCACGGGCAGCTGACCCACCTGCTTTGATAATAAAACGCGATCCTTCCAGCGTTTCAATTTCTTCGGCTCCATGTTGCCACCTGATGCGCTTGACCCGTTTTGCCAAATCGTCATTGCTTTCAATAATCTGCACAATTGCCCGAAATTGCTCGAGCGATGTCACCAGCCGGTGAGCTGTGGAGACTTGCAAGCTCTCGCGCCAATGAAACAAGCCCATAAGGATGCGAGCCATCATGTAGGTACTTTTGCCATTTTGCCTTGCAACAGTCGCAACTGAAATTGGGTGATGGTAGCGGCCATCGGGTTTCACTTTGAGTGAATGCTCGGCCAGAAACTTTTGCCACGGCATAAAGCCGCCTTGAATGATCTGTTCGGCAAAATCAATGAGTTCAAAGCCGCGTGAAGGCAAATCATTAAGCGGTGAATGGATTCTAGGCTCTGTGACCGATTCAAAAACCGATTGCAGCCCATCTGAGACGATTTCAACCGGCATTGGGTCAATTATGACCTGACCATCACTATTCATGGCTTTGGCTGTCGTTTTCGGGTACAAAGAAGCCCCGGGTAAGCTTGGTTGTGGAAACCGGCTCAAAAAAATCGAACGGCATCTTCTTTCCTTTCGATGTATTGCATCTTACGCATGCACAGACCAAATTGGACTCATTATCGTCACCGCCCCGGGCAACCGGCAAGACATGATCCACAGTCGTGGCACCTTCTACCCCACAGTACGCACAAATGCCTTGATCTCTGGCAATTATTCGTTTTCGGATTTGCTTCCATTTGGAGCTGTTATTTGCTCTTTGAGAGTGATACGACACTAATGCCACCCATGCTTCTGCCAATGGGCAAATGCCTTGCAGCTTGATCCGGAATATCTGTGGGCAATATAGCGAATGCTCCAGTCAATCATCCGATAACCATCAAGGTTGCGATACTTAGTGTTGCGCATTTGACCTAAGCCAAAGTGATTGCCATTTGGATTGATAGCTTCTACTCTCCAATTGCTTTCTTTAGTAATCAATTTATTAAAGCAGTTATATTGGATTTCAGAAACAATCCTTGAATGTGCATAAAGCTTTAATGAATCAATTGATGCTTGTTTAACATCTTTTGTTGCATGTGCCGGTGTAATGCCAATTACACACAGTACGGCCAAAACCATCAAACATCGGCTGCGAGCTATCCGGCTCACCGGCTCGCTACCTCGTGTAGATGGTAATGATGATGTCAAGAACCCCGCGTGATTTTGGGCGAGCCCCACAGCTTTAACACACCTGTGCATAACACCTGTGGATAACTTTCTCATTGGCTTAACTCAGCAATCCGGGCATCATCCACGATTTTGATGCCAAAGGTGCCACATCCCATGCATTGAGCAAACCACTCATGCTCTGTCAATTCAGCACCTTTCTTTAATCCAAAGCGTTGCTTAGGCTTTCCATAAAGCTTCTTGCAAATAGCGCAATCAAATTGAAGGATGTGCATAATTACTCCTTATCAATGTTTCAATCGGTTGCAGATTGACCTGTGGCACAGTCCAATTGTTTTGGCTCGTGTTTTTGTATCGCGGCTTCTTGGCCACGGCTACGGGCATCCAGCCGACAATGTGCATTTTAGGTGCGTTGCCTGTAACCAATACAGCAATGTCACGATCTTCTCGGTCGCTCTCCTGTATCCACAAATTGCTGTTGGGATTAGCTGACCATTTGACCTCAATGTGTTCGCCAACATCGGCCTTTGATTTATCCCATGTAATGCCAGGTTGATAGTCATAACCTAATCGCTTGGCCACAACCATCTCTGCCAGCATTGATTCGCCCATTTGAGCCACATATTCAAACCATGACAGGTTTTTGACTATGCGTGAGCTGTGGTCGGCTGACCTGTCATGGCAATGTGATATGGCTGCAATCATGCATTGCACCTCCTCAATGCGATCTATCATCGGCAATCACCACAAAACCAAATAATATTTTCGGTGCGGTCATAACCTTTTTGATAGCCGAATTGATCTAATCGCTTTAGCTGTGAGCATTTGTCACATTGCTCAATTTTGTATTCTTCGACCACCACACCATTGCACAGCAATTTGGCTGTCATGCTCTGTGGATGGATAATTTCAATATAATCGCTCATTTAACCGACATCCAAATCATTGCCATTAATAGCACGATTTGAACAAACAACAAGATTATAATTAATCGTTTTTTTGTCATTATCAAACCTGTGGCTTAAATGTGCCATCGCTGGTAAGCACATACCAAAGCGGTTTGCATTGCTTTTCTTTAATTTTCTCGCTGCAAAAGTATCCGGCCCAAGCTTTAGGCGCATCGGGTTTGCTTTGATTCCATCGCATTGATCCATGTGAGCAACCCGGCACAGTCTCAGCTGTCCAAGCTGTGTCTTTGACTTCTTCGGCTTCTTCTCTGGTCTGATAGCTTGGCACATCTCCAAATTTTGTTGCCCAATAGTCATAATCCATTGCCTTTGGTGATTTGCCATTCACCTGTGTCATAACCTCTTGTGTGGCCTTTTCCGTGCCACCCATGACCAAAGCCATCACGCGCATCAAAGCTGAGGTGCAAGTATCTTCAACCATCCAACGCCTCATTTTTTCGCTGTAAGCTGCAAGAAAACCATGTGCATAATCAATGCCAGCCGGATCAATTTCTGTCTGATTGCGCCATGCTTTGGCTTGAACCAGCACATAGCCTTTTTCGGCATTAAATTCCACAATGTGCGTTTCAAGCCGGCCT